AATGAAAAAATTCAGGTAGGTAGCCCGGCTAAATCGTCGATTCGCAGCCATGATTTAAACGCTGTAGACGGCGTAATGTTCACATTCTGACAAAAGGTAAATCACCATGAACGAAGCACAGACTATGCTCTACCGCATTGGCTCAATGATCCAGTGCGGCCCTTACTCCCTCGATCACATTACGGTTAACGATGCCGACATTAAAGCCACGCTGGCGCAGGGTTGGTATCTGACTCCGAAAGAGGCATTCGACGCCGACCAGGCGGAAAAGGAAGCCCGTGCAGAGCAGGAAAAGGCCGACCGCGAAGCAGAGCAGGCCCGCGCACTGCAGGCGCAGATCGATGCAAACAACGCGGCTATTGAAGCGGCCAGCCAATCAGGTAACGGCACCGCCACCAATCCGCGCACCCGCAAGCCGAAAGCCACCAAAAACGATCAGCCAGGCGACTTAGGCGCAGATCAGACCAACCCGGACGGCACCAACCCGGAAGCCGACGGCGAACAGGAGTAACGCCCCATGCAGACGCAGACCAAAGAAGCGGTAGTGTTACGGGCCTTGCGTCGTGCAGGGCTGGCGAGTAGCGCCATGCTTCTGGCACCAGAACCGGAAAGCGTGGCCGATGGGCTGCAGGATCTGGAAGATATGATGGCAGAATGGGAAGGTAACGGCGTTCTTACGTCGTATCGCTTCACCGGCAGCCCTTCGCCGCAGCCGTCTGAAGAAAGCGGCCTCGTTGATTGGGCGATTGCGCCGGTAGCCAATAATCTGGCCATTCGCATGATGATCGATAACCAGCGCCCGGTTTCGGAAGAGATTAAGCAGCTGGCGCACAATGGCCTCATGATGCTGCAAAGTCGAAATGTCGAAGTGCCAGAGCTGGCGCGCCGCAGTGATATGCCACGCGGCACCGGCAACGGCGGCAGGCGCTATTACTTCGAATCCGACCCGCTCACCGACGGGAACGGCGTAGATTTAGACATTTAATCGCATTCAGGATTATATAAAGGGCTTCGGCCCTTTTTTCTTATGGAGAAAATAGCATGGGACAAACAATCCAGATCCCTTTAGTTTTTGGCGATGGCCGTAGCCGTCAGACGCTCGACTATACGCAGAATTTCCCGGTTAACATGGTGCCGGTCATGCGCGAGATTAAGCAGGCGGCGGGGTATATGCGCAGCTGGTACGGGCTGGAAAAGGTGGCCGACGTTGCCGGGCGTTCCCGTGGCGTGATTTATAACACCTTCGACAACAACGTTTATCGCGTTATGGGCGATACGCTTTACCGTGGCGACAACCGGCTAAACAACATTACCGGCGACAAGCGATGCTCAATGGCTTATAGCCGCACGTCGATCGCAGTGGCCACGGCTGGCGCAATGCAGCTGTATTTATACGACGGAACCATTAAAACGATTACCAACTGGCCCGCCAGCAGCGCCAACCCGACTTCCTACAATTGGGGGCAGGTGCAGGACGTTGTGCGCCTTCGGGGCCGTTATATCTGGAGCCAGGCCAATTCAGATACGTTCTGGATCACCGATATCGAAGACGAAAGCCACCCGGACAGAGAAGCGGCAGCGTACCGTGCGGAATCAATGCCGGATGGGCTGCTGGCGCTACGTGCCTGGCATGATTACGTGTTGTGCTTCGGTAGCTCGACGATTGAGTTTTTCACGCTTACCGGCCAATCCTCGCAGGTGTTCGCCAGCCAACCGTCGTACATGCTCAACGAAGGGATCGCGGGCCAGTGGTGCGTCGCACAGTACGCAGACACCTTCGCCTATCTGACAGGCCCGGCCAGCGGCGTAAACACTGTAAAACTGATGGCGTCCAGCGGTGCCGGTTCACAGGATATCGGGAACAAACAGGTTAAAGAAATTCTGGCGCAGTATTCCGCCAGCGATTTAGCCGGGGCGGTGCTGGAATCGTTCGCCACCAGCGACGGCCAGTTTCTTATCGTGCATCTTCCGAACGAAACGTTAATTTATGACGGCGTGGCGTCGCAGGGTTTAGGCGTTCAGGCGTGGAGCGTGCTTAAAACGGGCGTGGCCAGCGATATTCCGTATCGAGCGATCGATTTTTGCAACGAAGGCAGCACCGTGACCTGCGGCGACAAGCTGGAAAGTTGGAAAGGGCAGATCAGCACCACCACCAGCGGCCAATATGGCGAAGACGCCGAAATGATCCTCTACACCCCGATTATGAATTTCGCGTTAGCCGTGCTCACCGATTTAGAATTGGATGTGTCGCTGGGTGCAGAGAACCCGATTAAGCATATTTTTGTAACGGCTTCCGAAGATGGGATGGTGTACGGCACAGAGCGGCTTATGCGATACGATGACAGAATGCGATTTAATGGCCGGGCGCACATGTTAAAAGTCGGCCGCATCCGTTCTAATGTTACGTTTCGATTCCGCCTGGTAGGACAGGCACCGGCTTATTTATCAAAATGCCGCGTCTTTGCGAGTTAAGGATCACAGATGGCCCTTTTAAACACTTCGTCATTTCCGCCCGGTTCGAGCCGGGCTTTTATTGATGAAATTATCCGCCAGCAAAAGCAAGTTACTGACACCGGCAATCAAGGAAACCAGAACGCCGAAACGTTAACGCAGGTGCAAAAGGCAGTAAACGAACTATCGTCCGCGCTGGAAGGCACTACCGCAACCGCTAAATCTGCGCTGCAGACCGCAAACAGCGCGCAGGAGGCTGCAGCAGCGGCACAGCGCGCCGCGAATAGCGCAGGGAATGGCGTTGGCGACCTGAACATGAACGCGGTGTTAAAGAACGTCACAGACCTGCAGACGGTAGGCGGCCCGTTTGGCGCGTCAAACTTCCGCGTCGGCGGAACGCAGGTTGTAGGCGCACGCGTAGGGGGTTGGCAGCCTGTCACCGGCACACAGGAGCGGGGCGGGATCAATGCCGACCAGACGTTTAACGCATCTGCAGCGTATAGCCAGGCAGAAGCGAACGCGGTAGCGTCCGGGCTGCTGGAAGCGCGCCGGGTTATTGCGGCACTTTACGGGGCAATGGCGGCCCACGGGTTAATCGGATGATTATCAAAATCGTTGAAGACATGCCGCAAATGGTGGCGTTCCTGAATGATCCCGATAATACCGGCGCGCTGGTGGATGAAGGCGACTATTACGGATTGAAGCCGGACGCGCTTTATTTAGGGGTTTATGACGGCGAAACGCTGGCCGGAGTACATGAAGTGCGCCAGTTCTGGCAGAATGTCGTCGAATGCCATTGCGTTTACGGAAAGCACTACCGGGGCCGCAAGGCGCTGGCCGGGCATAAACTCTTTTGCCGCTGGCTTCTCGACAACAACCCATTCAGCAACAGCGTTACGATGGTTCCCGACGAAACCCGACAGGCCCGCAGTATTCTGGCGCTGCTGGGGGCGACGCGGATCGGACGAATGGACGCAGCTTATTTGCGGTATGGCCAGCCCGTCCCGGTTACGCTATACCAGTTAACGCGGCAACAATATGAGGATTTACTACGATGATTCTTTTCGGAATGCAGCCAGAGCGCCGGGAAATGCTATTAAGCGGCTACCAGACCGGCTACCACAAAGGCGGCGGCGGTGATACCGGCGGCAAAGAGCAGGCCAAAGCGCAATCGCAGGCTATTGACCTGCAGCGCGAACAGTTTAACCAGACTACGCAGAACATGCAGCCCTACCTGCAGGCGGGGAATCAGGGGCTGTCGCCGTTGCTGCAGGCTATCACGCAGCAGGGGCAGGGCATTGCAGCGCAGCAGGGCGCGCAGAACAACGCCTTTTCCGCGCTGCAGAACCTTTCGAGCGCCAGCGGCCAAAATAACTTCCTGTCGAATTACTACAATTCCGCAGAGTTTAAGCAGATGGCTTCGCAGGGCCGAAATCAGCAATTAGCGGCAGCAGAAGCAACCGGCGGCCTCGGAAGCACCAGCACAGGAAACGCACTGGCCGCGATCGCGCCGCAGCTGGGGCAGCAAGCCTATCAGCAGCAGCTGCAGAATCAGACGAACCTTTTTGGGCTTGCGCAGGGTAGCCAGCAGAACTATCTGCAGTCGCTGGGGAACTTAACCGGCATTGGCCAGAGTGCTGCAGCGAATCAGGCCGCCGCTGGCCAGAACTATGCGAACAACACCGGCCAGCTGTTGCAGGGTATGGGATCTATTCAGGCGGGCCGCGCTAACCAGCCGTCAAAAGCTGCAGGCGCACTAACCGGCGCTGCTGCAGGTGCGGCTGCCGGAACAATGATTATGCCGGGTTGGGGTACTGCGATCGGTGCGGGCGTGGGCTTACTCGGATCACTTCTTTAAGGGGGATTTATGGCAGGATTTGCAGACGTTCCGCAGCCGATGCAGTACGCGCCGAAAGAAAATTTAGGCGTCGGGTTGGCTAACGCTGTCGGCACAATTTACAGCGGTTACAAACAAGGCGTAGCCGCGCAGGACGCTTCAGAGTTTCAAACCGCTTTCGGCCAGGCATACGCGAAAGGCGATTACAACGCTATGCAGCAGCTGGCTGCCGCGCATCCGCAGCAGTGGCAGACGGTACAGGCGGGAATGACGGCCATTCAGGACAACAACCGGCAGCAGCTGGGCGCGGCGTCGTCTGATCTGTCGCTGGCCGCTGCTACCGGCAACCCACAAGCCGTTATGAGCGTTGCCGAACGCCACGCGCCAGTATTGCAGAGTTTAGGCATTCAGCCGCAGGATCTGGCCACCGCGTTTCAGCAGAACCCGCAGCAGGTACGCCAGTATGCTGACATGCTCGGAGCGCACGCGCTGGGGCCGAAGGATTATTTCACGTTGCAAAATCAGACGCTGGAACAGATCCAGAAAGGCAATTACCAGCAGGGACAATTAGCGTTAGGCGCGCAGCGGGTGCAACAGCAGCAGCAGCAAATCGATCAGCAGGGGCAATATCAGCAGGGCCAGCTGCAGCAGGGTGCGCAGCGTCTTAATCTTGATGCTGAAATGAACCGTATTAAAACGACCGATTTACAGCTGCAACGCCAGATGCAAAAAGGCAAAATGGATCAGGACTACCAGAGCAAACAGCAGGCGAGTTTGCAGGCAAAGCAGCAGCTGGTGGATCAGTATGAAAGCGGTAATAACACGCTGGCCAACATGCAAACCACACTGCAGCAAGTGCAGCAGATCCCGCCGGAAACGTTTAACGCTATGTGGGGCGTGTCGGGCGCTATTAACCGCCGCATTCCCGGAAGCCCTGAACAAGCCGCCTGGCAGAATATCGAACAGATGCAGGGGCAGGCGCGTTTGATGGGCGTTATTGGCATGAAAGGCACTGGCCCGGTATCGGACAGCGAAGGGCAGGCCGCTGCGCGGGCGTATCTGGCGCTGACGCCTGAAACCCCGGCTAAAGCGGCCCGACAGGCAATTAACAACTGGAACGCGGTGTTACAGCGGCAGGCGAAATATCAGCAGGAGCGCGCACCACAGATCGAGCTGTACAAGCAGCAGATCAGCCAGAACACCCAGCAGCAAGCCGCACAATACCAGCCAGGCGCAGCAGCACCCGCTGGCGGCGGTAACGGCGGTGCAGTAAGCTGGGGATCAATGAAATAATCACTTTGTAAGGATCGAAAAATGGATGTGCTGTTGCCGAATGGCCGAACTATTCAAGGGGTGCCAGACGGCACCAGCAAAGCCGAAATTAAAGCCAAAGCGATTTCGAACGGGATCGCCTCGGAGCATGATTTCACCGTAGCCGAACACACCGCGCCTTATGAGGGCGATATCTCTGCAGCAGAACAGGCCAACGGCATTCCGCCCGGCCTGCTTTCCTCTCTCGTTTCCAAAGAATCCAGCGGCGACCCAACAGCGCGCAGTAAAGCGAACGCTATCGGGCTGACGCAGGTTTTACCTACCACGCTGGCCGATATGGGCTACGACGAAGAAGCCGTGGCCAAAGACCCGAAACTGCAGATTCAGGCGGGGGCGCAGTATTTGGGCCAGATGCTGAAAGCCACGAACGGCGATATCGGCAGGGCGCTGACTGCGTATCACAGCGGCTTAGGCAATCTGGCCAAATACGAAAGCGGCGAAAAACAGATGGGGCCGGAAACTGCCGGTTATGCGTCCGATCCTCGCTTTTCGCGTTTCCTTGCACAGCAGCAACCTGCGCAGGCTCAACAGCAGCCAGATAGCGAAGTTGCCCGGCTGGCGCAGGCGACAAATCAGCCATTGCAGGAACCGGCCCCCGACACACCGATCGGCGAACAGGTAGCCGACGCAGGGCGCGGTCTGGCACAGGCGGCGGTAAACGTGGCCAACATTCCGGGCAGTGTGATTAACACCGGTCTGGACGCTGCAGGAGTACCGCGACAGGATCAGGTTATGACGTTGCAGCTACCGGAATCTATGCGCCCGCGCAGTGAAGAAGCCCGTTTAGGCGCTGAAATCGGCCCGTATTTGATCGCAGCACCTGAAGCGGCAGCCGTTCGTGGTGCGCAGCTGGCGGGCGATGCTGCCGCAGGTGCCGGATCAGTTATCCCGCGTGTTGCAGACTTTATCGGGCGTAATCTTCCCGGCGCGCTGGCAGAGAATACCGTGGGCGCACTGGCGCAGAATGCCAGCACCGGCAACCAAAATGGCTTCGGCCCGCAGATTGCACAAGATGCCGGAATTTCTCTGGGTGTTCGTGCGGCTTTGCCGGTTGTGGGCCGTACCGCGCAGGCAGTGCAGCAGGCGCTACGCCGCGACGCGCCGGAAGTTACCGCCGCCCGTACCGCTGACGCTGCAGAAGCCGCACCGGCACCAGAAAGCGCACCGACTGCTGACGCGGGCCAACCGGCCCCGCAGGCTGCGCCAGCCGCACAGAGCGCGCCGAACATCCCGGAAGGCGGCACCAGTGAGGAAGAAGCGTTACGCCGCGCAGCGTTGCGTACAAGCACGCCAGACACCGACCCGAATCTGGCCAGCACGCTGGACGGGCTGAACGTGCAACCGCGTGCGGATGTGCAGGACGCTGCGAACAGAATCGGCCTGGGCGATGATCTGCTGCCGTCTCACCTTTCCGGAAATGAGCAATATCAGGCAGTGGAACAGGCGTTGAAATCCCGTCCGGGCAGCGTGCTGAAAGTGCAGGAAGACCAGGCGATCAGCAAACTGGCCAACCGTGCGGGCGATTTGATGGATGAAGCCGCGCAGGCCGACAGTTCGCTGGCGTTAAGCACGCGCTTTAACAATGAGTTTGATCAGCGCATGAGCGCATTAGAAACGCGAAGCAATCAGCTTTATAAACGCGTTGATAACGCTATGCCTCCCGCTACGGAAGTGCAGGCCGATAACGCCGTTTCGCTGCTGGATAAGACCGCCAGCGATTTAGGCGGCTGGGAAAATATGGGAACCGTTGAAAAGAACGTATTTAAAGCGGTAAACCCTGCGGGCGAAAAGCTGCCATCGGGCGAAATGCTGCCGGGTACGCTGACTTATGCGCGCCTTAACCGTGTGCGGCAGGACGTGGGCGCGGCGCTGTACAAAAGCGAGGGTGTTTACAAAGACGGAAACCGGGCAATGTTGAGCCGCATCTATGGCGCGCTGTCGGACGATCAAAAAGTAGCGTTGGGCGACGTTGGCGCACGCCGCGATTTCGAGGTGGCCAACCGTCTGGTAGCGATGCGCAAAAACATGGAAGAAAGAATGGTGAACCTACGCGGCAAGGATTTATCGGGCGATGTGACCCGTAAAGCCTCGCTGGCGATCGCAGGTATGGCACGCGGCGACACTGCGCAATTTCGCCGCCTTTTCGAAGGCAACGGCAAAGCCACCAGCAAAGGCGCTAAACCGCTTGTACAAACCCGTGCGCACCGGCAGCAGCTTATCGCCGACGGAATCCGGGATCAGCTGAGTGCAGGCCGTCGCGGCACCGGCTTTAATGCTGCAGGCTTTGCGGATTGGTACGGCAATTTGCAGAAAAACGGCGGCCTGTCACTTATCGCAAAACATATGCCGGCCGATTTTATGGCGCAGCTGCGCGACCTGCACACGGTAGCCGATGCAATCCGCCAGGCGAAAGGGAAAGAGATTACCACCGGCAGACTAAACGACTTTACCCGCCGGTTTGACCGTGTGAACAAAGCCGCGCAGCTGGTGGCCGACAACGCCACGAAAGCAGGCGCAGCGATTGGCGCGATGGTTGGCCCGTTGGGATCTGCTGCAGGCGTTGCTGCTGGTGGACGCGTTGCACAGGTGGCGCAGCGTTTAGGCGGTGCCGAAGCGTCTGCAGCAGCGGAAAAGCTGATCAGTTCGCCAGCCTATCAGGCACAGGTGCGCAAGCTGGCCAACACGCCGCCGGAACGTGTTGATCAGGCGATCGCGGAAGTTAATGAAACTGTTAAAAAACTGCCGCAGTACCGTGAATTAATCCAGTCGCTGCCGCAGTCTGAACGGGTTAGACTTGCACGGCTGGGCCTTATTGGCTGGGCTAATTCTTTCGACACAGACAACCAACAACAGGGGCAATAAATGGCCGATGCAACTCTGGCAAGCGCGAATGTAGTTATCAGTTCGCCCGCGCAGCAGTTTACCCGCACCGATCAGTTTCAAGCGTTGTTCTACGGGAAAATCTATATCGGCCAGATCGATAAAGACCCCGTAGACCCGAAGAACCAGATCGACGTTTTTGTAGAACAGGAAGACGGCAGCTTGTTTAAAGTACCGCAGCCGCTGCGAACCAACGCGGCGGGCTTCCCCGTGTATAACGGCAAGATTGTTAAATTCGTAACTACTGCCGGGCATTCGATGGCGCTTTATGACGCCCGCGACGTGCTGCAGAACTACTATAACAACGTGCTGAAGTACGACCCGGATCAGTTTTCCGGCAGTGTGGCCGGGCCGGATGGCCTGAAAGTGATTGGCCGTTGTGAAAGCGTCGCGCAGCTGCGAACCATCGTTGGCATTAAGGATCAGTGGATCAGCCTCGAAAGCTACAACGTAGGAACGCATATTGGCGGCGGCTTCTTCTATTGGGTGAACGACATTACCGCCACTGACGACGGCGGAACCTTCTTCCGGGTTAACTCTTCCGGCGGCTGGCGTCGTGACGTTCCGAACGTCGTAGCATTAACGATTGTCGATTTCGGCGCGTTGCCGGACGGCGTGACGGATGCGATCCCGGCGATTCAGCGTATGCACGCATGGAGCACGGCAGCAGCTGCTGCGCTCAACCTGTCTTCGACCTACGCAAACGGCGTCGTTCTTCCGCCTGGCACCTTTGGTGTTAGTTCAATGGATTTGGGCGACTCGGAGATCGGTGCGTTCAAACTGCGCGGCCCTGAGTGTAATTTCGGTGTTATCCCCCGCGTTACCATTCAGCCGCTTAACAAGACCACTACGACGCCCGCTTTTGCATTCCGTGCGCGCCGTATGGAGATTGCGAATATTCATTGGGAAGGCAAAGGCAGCGTACAGCCGTTTCTTGTCAACCGTGTTACTCGCGGCTCTTATGTGCGTATTGGCCAGTTCGTTTCGACGGATGCCGGGGCGCGTTGCTTCCAGGTGAAAGACACCATCGACACCAAACTGAATCAGGTTTACAGCTATCGCGGTGCGGCGGCGTTCTTCTTCTCTGGCTGGTCAAACGAAAACCCAGGCGGATGGAACCACTCAACCGCGATCGAGCTGTCAAACTTCAACTTTTCTTCGCACACTGGCGAATACGCGTTTCTGGCCGTTCGTGCTGGTCAGTCGATGATGTACAACGGCTGGTTTGACCGTAACGAACGCCCGTTCGATATCAGCCAGGGCGGTTGGACGCTCGACAATATCACGATGGAGAACAGCGCCAACCCTGCCGCCGTTAAGTACGCGAAGATTATCGAAATCGGCTGCCGCTGGGCGCAGGGCGCAACCCTGAGCTATGACGATTCCAGCTATGATCCTTCGTGGGATAATGGCGCAAGCCTGCCCGGCTCCGTGACTAACGCCTACGATCAGGGACACGTTCAAATCAATATGACCGGCACCCTGTTTGATTGTGGCGTAGCGTCGCAATTCAACTGGTCTAACAACGTGCTGGCCAACGATAAGAACGCGGATTCGTGGTTTTATATTGGCCGCATCGTTATGCCGCGACAGGGCGATTCGTGCAAAATGCGTTTAGTTGGCGCGGCAAACTGGGATAGTGCTTCCGGCGACTTTAACCGACCAGGCGGAACGACGTTTGGATCGGGCGAGGCAGTGATCCATCTGGAAATGAAACAGCCGCAGCAGGCCACTACGACTTCGGTAGAGGCGCACTGGTACGGCACCGGCAACTGCCCTATCAGCGCCGTCAAAGTAGTGCATAGCTGGCAGTCGCTGGGTGTTTACGTCCGGATGCGTCAGTATGCGAAGTTTGCGGCGTTGTTCCAGGACGTTACCGGCATTCCACGAATCAACACCGGCAACCCTACATATTTCCGCCCGGATGGAACGTATATCCCTGATGCAGATATCGCTGCGCTGCAGAACGCGCTAAACATTCCTGCGCGCTTCTCGTTTAACTCTGGCGACTATGACGGCAACGGCTTCGGGATGAATCTTGATACCGGCGATTTGGTGCTGCTGCAGAAAAACAAGGTATCGAAGGGCGCTGCCGACTATATCCCGATGTTCTATAACGGCGAACGCCGCTATCTGCAATATCAGGAGTTTACCGGCGCAATTCGTGTGCCGTATGTCAACATGGCAGAGTTGCGTACTATGTCGCCGAATACGTGGGTTTATCATGAATTGTTGGTAAGCGATGGTGGCGTGGGTACGGGGAACGATACGCGCTTTATTAAAGCGTTCTCGGATGGTCTGAAGTGGATCAACTCCGCGACGTATAAAGCGATTAGTTTCGCGTAAATAAAAAGGGCGCTCTATGCGCCCTCTTTTTCTGCTTTCTTCCGTGCTGAATATTCCCGATCGTAGGCGTTCTGGCAAACCCTGCAGATAGGTCTGCGCCCGTCTTTGCTTCGTCCGGCATACTTCCGGAAATCCTCTAATAGCTTTTCCTCGCCGCACTTCGTACATACTTTTTTAATCGGTTCAAAAATTGCGTTACTCATAACGCCCCCTGTAAATTGACCTGCCCGCAGTTTAAACAAGTTGCGGGCAAGTTGCAATTTTTAGCCCTTGTTAAACCGCAACGTTAAATCCACGTCGGCTTCGATCGGCATTGGGTATTCTCGCGTACTGGCCCACGGAGCCAACCGGCACAGAAACGCCTGAAACTCTTTTTCACCACGGGGATCAGATTTTGGCAGGTCTGAAACCCCCTGATCGTGTACGTGCATAACCCATTGCCACGCTTCCGCCTCGCTTTCCACCACTTTATGCGCCAGCAGGTCACGGCAAAGCCCTTGCACTACGTTGTTACACCAGACCCCGCCATGCGCATAGCGCTTTTGCAGGCCCGCTTTACCCATGACCCAAAATGAAACGATAGTGCCGTTGTCGTTGTCGTCCTCTTCTTCGTCGCCTTCTTCGTCGTCATATACCGGGCGCTGTACCCACTCGTTAGTAGCCGGATCGACTTCGGCCACCCACGCCACAGGATCGCGTTTTTTCTTCTCGCGTCCGCTGATCGCGGGCCACATGTACGACAGGTAACGGCCAGACGGCAGACGGATGCGAAGCCAGTTTGATCCGTTGCTGTCCGTGGTAACGTCGATTTTCAGCATATCGAACGCGCCAGCGGTGTAAACGAACCCCGGATTATCAATCGCGGCGCGGGTTGCGTCGTCGATCTGCTTCCAGAATTTTACCGTCTTTGGCCGTCCCTGCCGCCACATACGCTTAATCGAATCCAGCGCCAGCCAGACCTGCCGATCGAGGTTAGTCGCTGCAATATTCTTTTCGAACATCGGGTTTTCATACATGCGATTGGCGGCCATATAGGCCCATTCCGGGATCGCGTCGGCGTCATAAAGCCCTTTGGCTAGTTCGTTCAAATCCAGCCGGTAGTTTTTGGCCATGCCCGCGAATGCAGGT